AACTAAGGAGGATTTATGAATTTTACCGACTTTTACAACTCCTATGAAGTGCAAGCAAACGATAAACAGCAAGTCTACCGACTGCCACAAAAATTGATTGATGATTTTAAGGAGTGTGTAATCAACCAATCAAAGGCCGCTAGGCAACTAATTATAGAGTTTCTATTTAAATCGAAAATGGAAGGATTAGTGTCTTTTCCTTCCGAGATTACGCCTTTATTTAATTCATACGAAGTACTGCCCAATGATGGTAAATTCTGCGTGAAGTTGCCATCAAACCTATTAGATGATTTTAAAATTGCTACTTCTAATCAATCCAAATCTCTTCGTACGCTTATGGTTGAGTATATTTACAATCATAATGAGGCATTATAGTGATAATATCATTAGATCTGCAATTGAACGAGCATTTCCTTTTGTATTCATCAAAATTTTAAAACTACTAACACAAATAAAATACCCCCTACCAATTAAGGTAAGGGGGTATTTCGCATAATGTCGGATATGACAAATTCAATTATTCAATCATTTAATTGCCAATCCGACAATCAGTAAACCACTAATCAGCGCCCACGTATTGCGCTGTCTGTGCAGCCGCCGTTCCATTTGATGATTGCGCTTGATGTCTTTGCTCAACATCTCTAATGAGTTGTTCATTTCGCTCAAGGATTGCTGCTGCTTCATCAAGTCCTTTTGCGCTCTCATCAATTCTTGTAATTGCTTGCTGTTGATAGACTTCAATTCTTGTAATTCGTTCTCTTGCTTGTTGATTAAGCTGTGCGCTTCGCTCAATGGAATCCGTGACGTCCTTATTAATGTCAAGGCTTTCTCGTTGTTCTCCTTTAGCTCGGTCCAGGTGGTTAGTGGTACGTTGATTGTCTGAGTCATTACCACCTCCGAAGATAAATCTGCCGAATAAGACAATGAACACGGCAGCGCAAATGTAATAAATCCAAGAGTAACGGCTAATATAAGTTTTGATACGTTCATACATCATGCAACCTCGTAATCAGTGATACCACGTGCGATGGCACGTACAATCTTATCTAAATCATTATTTAATAATTGTAGGTCAGCATCGTTGTCGATAAACGCCATCTCCACTAAGACGGCGACGGCATCGGTTGCCCCTAGTACGTATAATCCACCTGGAGGAGGTGGTTTTACACCTCTGTCTGTAGTTTGCACACTCCGAATAATTTGGCTTTGAATATAATTAGCCAAGCGTTGGCCATTAAATGATTTGTAGTAGGTTTCAGTCCCTACCGCCAATTTTGATTGCGATGCGTTGCAATGTAAGGATACGAACACGTCCGCCCCCCATTCATTTGATTCATCACAAACCATCACTAAATTGTCATCTTGCATGATGCGAACCTCGCACCCTGCGTTAGTTAGATAATCAGCCAGCATTTCTCCAGCTTCTTTTACAACGTCACATTCTTTCGTTCCATAAGTGGGGTTTACTGCCCCACTGTCTACACGTGGATCGTGCCCTGGATTAATAAATATTTTCATTTTTTATCCTCCTTTTCTAATTGATCAGGTACTCCATCTCCGTCCTTGTCCACCCATAAAGCAAGGAACCCTACGAGCGCCGTCAAGACTGACGGGATAAAGATGTGGTCAATTATATTGATTCCTGTAGTAATTAGTTTGCCAAGGTCATCTGATATGTTCCCTTTAGTAAATGCTAGTACGTACTCAACGACTACCAGCATTATTGGCACTAACATCACTAATACTAATAATCGTGTTGCTAATACGCCAGTAGGGTGTATGTTGGCAATTCTGATATTTTTAACTACATCTTTTGCCTTATTAATTAACTCTTGTTTTATCATAAATTCTCCAATCTCATATGTTGGCCACGTTCATATAAAGCCATTCTTGGGATGTTCTAGAATACACCCTTAGCCTTATTAATTAACTCTTGTTTAATCATAAAATCTCCAATCTCATATGTTGGCCACGTTCATATTAAGCCATTCTTGGGCATGTTAAGCATTACCCCTCCATGCTCTAATAATCTCCAACAATCTTGAATATAGATTATTGAAGTTAATTAATTCATCCTCAACCAATTCTCGCAAATTCTCTATGATTGACCAACATTCTGATAAGAATGGAATCAACATAAATACGAATGCGAATAGGTGGTCGAGGTATATTTCCGTATTTGGGATTTGAATATCTGGTAAGGAGACGAATATAACGGATAGCAACATCCATGCTGGGTATTGCACACACAACTTAATAAGCAAATCGCCACGTAATCGTTCACTCATCAAATACCGCTTGCTTTCGTTCGTTTCACTATTGAGATACTTCCCCCTACCCCATCCATACCACACAAGTGTAGTGATGAGATTTAATACATTATTGGCCCGGTCGTTATCTTTGTTATAACGCAAAACTTCTGTTGCCACTCGCTGAGTGGTATCCACGAACAGCAGCGCCGTAGTTAGGATGATGATTACCCCCATATCTACGACATGCTCATGGGATACCCCGTTAATCAATGTCAACAATATCTCATTGATTAGGTCCATATATATTGCCCTCTAGCCTTTCTTAATGGTTCTAATTATTAAAATCCATAATTCATTTAAGGCATCCTCCAAAATCCTACGATATCTACCATGTATCTTCGATTGTTACCTTCGATTTGCCAACCCTTTATATCCCTCGATCCGGGTTCTATGTATACACTGTTAAGATTTGAATCAACAGTCACTTCTAAAAAACGTACTGGCACCGGGGCATCATTTGGCAGTCTGCAAATAACAGACCCTAGACCACTAGGTTGAGTCATTTTAAAATCTAAATGTACCTTTCCAATCCCAGTGCTCGGGCTCCATTCTAAATACCCCCTTTCGCCACCATTGTCCCCAGCTATTGCAATTCCCCAAATAAGGTTATGTGTTTTTATCACCCCCATATTTGATGGAACCGCACTTTCTGACACTGAAATCGTTACCGTATTGCCACCACTGATAGAGAGCTGACCATTACTAAATGTCAATGTTTGAGGCGCCGCATTAGCACCTACTGGACCAGGTGGACCTTGAGGGCCTACATCGCCTTTAGGTCCTTTCAACGATTGAAGTTGATCTGGTGTAAAGTCTGAATATCGGAACGGGTCGCCTTTATCCCCTTTGGGTCCTGTTGCACCTGGGAGACCTTGTTCGCCTTGTGGCCCCTGTGGACCTCTAGGACCCACATCACCTTGGATGCCTTGTAATCCTCTAGGACCTTGTGGACCCTCTAATCCTTGAGACCCTCTAGGCCCAATATCGCCTTGCTCTCCTTTAGGACCTGTTAAGCCAATTGGTCCTTGCGGTCCTCGTTCACCCTGTAAGCCCTGCGGTCCTTGCTGACCATCTTCACCCTTAGGACCTCGTTCCCCTATGTCTCCTTTAGGCCCTACTGGACCCATCGGGCCTTCTGGACCACGTTCGCCTTGAATGCCTTTCTCGCCTTTGTCGCCTTTATCACCTTTAGGTCCACGTGGACCAATGCCCCCTGTTCCCGAATAGTCAGCGACCCTAACGACATCGTGCTCTTCACTATCAATAATGCGCACTACGTCATCCATTCAATCGCCCCCTATCTGATACGCTACCTTTAACTAGGATGTGGCCTTTTAAAATTTTATATTTAGGCTTGTTATTTTGATCATACACAAAAACATCATAGACGTGTCGCCCCTGCGGAATGTCTCCTCCTAAAGTGAGTTTGAATGTACTTACTGCATCCTCGCTTACATTCTCTACCTTGGTAATATTGAACTTTGCCACGAATTCCTCATCGCCAGTATCTACCCGCACTACAGCGAATAGGTCATCTGCCTGCACTTCCTTATTATATTCAAGTAAGAAGGAGCAGGGCGTGCCTTGCTCCATAACAAAATTATGCTTCTTGATTTGGTTCATCTTTCTTTTCCTCTGATTTATGCTTTTCCTCTTCTTCAGCTTTTGCCAATTCGTCAATCAATACGTTTTGTACGCAATCTTCAATAGGACAACGGCCATTTTCTAACAGCACCGAACCACACCATTCGCAATATTTCTCTTGCATCGCCAATACCTCCTACTTTAATTCTTTAATCTTCTTGATTAAGTCAATGTCAATTTGTTTGAATTGCTCCTTGATGTCGTCAGTAGGCAAGCCTTTCATTTGCTTAGTCAAGAACACTTCTTTCAGCTTTTCACGATCTGCTTCAGCTTCCTTCTTTAACGCTTCGATTTTGTCCTTCTTAGAAGGCTTGATGACCTCTGGCACATATTCCACAAATTCGCCGTTGATGTAGCATTTATGATCTACAAATTTTGCTTGCATGTCATCGCCACCTACCACATATTTGTGATCAGGGTAATCACGCTTTGCAATCTCAAGACATTCCTCTTCGGTCTCGCCATGTACTCCGACTAATAGGGATGTAATTCTCACTCCCTTATCGTCTAAAATAAATACATATCGATTTTCCATATTTCTTCTCCTTTCTAAGGCAAAAAATTGCATAAAAAAAGCACCCTTGAGGTGCCTAGTATGTTATAATTGTTCTAAGAACTCGATGTGAGTTAGGTTCATCACCGAAAGGTGGTGATACTATGCGTAATTATGAAAAGATTCAACTAATCATTTCCATTCTTACTTTAGTAGTTGCCGTATTACAGTTGCTTAAATAGTTTCTGATAATACAACGACCCTAGCGCTTACACGTTAGGGTCATCATAAACTATCCAATTTTAAGATGAACCTAACGCCTGCACACATCGGGTTCTTCTTTTTTGTAACCTTATTATATCACATTCTCCACTCTCGTCAAATGATGAGAGCTTTTTTTATTATGTGGAGGTATACAATGAAACTCATACAAAAAGTAAAAGGTGCATGCAAGCGCCCTTATGTTGTTTATTCTGTAGTTGGTTATTATGCCACCTACGATGAAGCGGTCGATGCACTTCACCAAAGTCACCAATCCCTAACACTCAAGCAAGTCTATGAAATGTGGCTCCCGTCGCATGCTAAGAGTGTAAGCACTAACACCCTTAATAATTATGGGTCAGCATTTGCTCACCTGGTTAGCATTCATGATGTATCCATGAACAACATCTCATACTTACAATTGCAGTCAATTATTGATGACATATTAGTTAGCGGATTATCTTACAGTTCATGTAAAAAGGTCCGCACTCTCATTAGTCAACTATTCGACTATGCAATAATCAATGGTTGGTGCACCACCAACTATGCCAAATTCCTAAACCTTGGCCACAATAAGCCAGTGCGACCGCATAAGCCATTCACCACGCAAGCTATCAACCGCTTATGGCGGTTAGGGCCACCGCTCCACGATATTCCCCTCATTCTGCTTTACACGGGAATGAGGGCCTCGGAATTAATCAACCTCAAATCTCGTGATGTTAACCGTAAACAGCGCACGATTAAAATCACATCTGCCAAGACTAAGTCAGGCATTCGTACTATCCCTATCCATGATCGTATATGGCCTATCATTGAACGTAGGCTTGATGCGGTCTACGTCATCCATGAATGTCGCACCTATTCATCACTTAGCCGTGAGTTTAATAAGGCAATGCGTGCTATAAATACCAAACATACAACCCATGACTGCCGTCATACCTTCGCTACACGTCTGGACAATGAAGGTGCTAACTACAATGCCAAGCGATTGCTGCTTGGCCATGCTAGTGGTAACGTCACCGACGGTGTATACACCCACAAATCATTAGGTCAATTGCGTAAGGCAATTAGGTTGTTGAAATGACCAAGGGGGAAAACAAGTTGAAGGGAATGACGTTTTAACAACATTCCCTATTGCTTTCCAGCATAAAGTCTTAGGTATCCAAGCAACTAAAGGCTGGGGCGTAAATGCCCCTAGTTATAAAGAAGTAACTTTGCGTAATTTTAAACTTTATTCACATGATAATAGGGGCTATTACACAACCTGGCTAGCAATAGGAGTTTAAATTCCATACGCAATCCAATAAAGCTTTGAAATAGTAACATCGTCGCTATTTGCCATAAAATTTTGTGCGCTTAACTCGTTTACACGAACAAAACTCTTATATGGGTTAGTGCCACTTCTACCAACAGGAGTAACGCTTACATTAACCACTTTCTTAAACGCAATTGGGAACACAATCGTTTCGTTGTAAACATGTAATTGGGCTTTAATGCCCCCTTGGTGATTATTTTCCAATGGCAATCCATTGTAACTTGGATACACCATTTTGTGCAGTTTGGTATTTAAATTTTGTTAAGTTGATTACAGATATTGCACTTGTTGCCCATTCGTCTCGATCAAGAGTTTCAGCCATATTTGTAGCTGTAACAATTGGCGTTCTTGTAAATGTTATAGGGAAGTTAATAAAATCATCAAATATCCTGGAGGATACTTCAACATTAGCTTTTCCCCCTTGGGCAGTTAAATTCCTATTGATAACACTGCTAACTTAAATCCCTTATAGCTCCAATCCCAGTCGGTATAGCAATGAAAAGTAAGTTGTGATAATGAAGATTTACTCTTTGAATGATTGATATTGATATAAGTGTAACCACTGTCCAAGTTGGTTTCCACCAACCCTATTGCGGCCAAACATTTTGATTGATATGCAATAGGCAGTGTAAATTTATATTCCTTACCCGCTTGATTATCAGCGAATGTAGATGATTGCATTCCCCCTTAGATAATTAAGCCCCCAAACGCTTCCCCAAAGCATATATACCACGCATTTTCGTTGGAGAAATCAAATCTAACTCCTTTAGATTTCAAAATGCTAGTAACGTCTATATTCACATCACCAATAAGCGCCTTTACAACCGATAATGTAGGGGCTAGTAAGGTGTTAGAATCGGACTTGTTGTTAGTGATTAACTTAATAAGTTCAGTGGCATCACCTTTTGTTACGTTAATGCCCTCTGTATGTTTGGCAATGCCCGTGATGACGTTATCCCAATCCCCGAAGTATTGCCATGCTCCCCAGGCATTATAAAATGTACGGCTCGCTCTTTTACAAGGCTTTCCTTGTCCGTATGAGTAAAACTCTTGGATGATTACATTGCCATCCGTTTTATGTACTTGAATTTGACCGTACGGATACACTTTTGTTTGTGATGGTGCGTTTGCCCATCCAAAGTTATTTGCGTTTCCTTCGTAAATTCCAGGTTTGGTCAGATCATTCCAATTCCGAATGTTACTAGGAATTGTAGCTCCCCCTGCATACTTTCCTAATCCGTGCGCTTCTAAATCGTTCCCATGCGCTTGAATGGCTTGCTTAACTTGTTCGGCTGTTTGCCCCTCGTTAACAGTTACATTCAGACGTACGTCGTTTGCGTTACTGTATCCAAACGCTACCGTATTACGGATTGTGCTAGGCCCATTATTCCCCATAAGTGGCAAGGTCTGCGGCTCATCGTTTTTCATCGCAGAGAATAACACCGTCCGCCCAGTCTCATCCTGCATGTAAAATCCAATTTCACGAATCACAAGGCTTGAGCCTGTTAATGTCTTATTACTTGTTACGATTTTAACTTTACAAGTACCCTCGTTTGGGTCTTGTATAATCTCAGAAATATCTGCCCTAATTCGCTTATGCGCAAGGTCTGTTGCGGTTTCGATATTCGTTAGGTTACCGTCACCAATCCACACTTCTGTGAAATTTAATTTTAATCGACCGGCTAGCGCCTTTGCGCTAAGCTCACGGCCTTTTGCTGTTAGTATTGCTTGACTCCATGCCATGCTAACTCCTCCAATCGCCTAATTCATAAACCATAGTTCCGAATGTAAACTCTTCTCCAGATACGTCGTTATTAGGTGTATACGGAATCGGAATATCTACATCTTCCGTTGCCATACGACCACCTGCGAATAGTGCCACACTCGATAAGCTCACAATGTCGATGCCGTCGAGCTTTGACCGTACATTCTTCACAAACTCAACAAGCTCACGAATTTGTTCCAACTTCGCATTATCATAGTTCTTATTGCTTGTGATTTGGATTTTAAAATGGTACGGCCTGCCATTGTATTCCCAATTCTCCACAATTTCCGCTTCATCTCCGATGAGCTTAACCATATCTTCTACGACACCTACCGTGCCTTTCTTTCGATGCCATGCTATCGATTGATAGACGAGCTTTTCACGCTCTTCACGGCTCGCTTTTTGATTGTAAAAGTCTACGTGCAAATGCCATGCTAATTGATCAAGCAGCGCATCGGGGAGTTCCTTAAGATGTGGTAGCATCGTTAACTGCTCAACATGTGGTGCCAATACCAATAACTCATCCGTAAACAACTTGGATAAGGCTTGTACGTTCTCGTCATAGCTAATCGAAGAAGGCAGTGTGCCTGTTACGTCAATTACCTTACTCATCCTCGTAACCTCCGTAGTTCACCGTCTTGGTGCCGAGCCTTGCAAGTTCTACTTTGTAGTTGTCTGCCTCAACACCGTTCTTGAGTTTTGTGAAAATAGGAGCAGTCACTTCCACACGTTTCGCCCCTGCCTTCATCACTCTATGAATCAGCTCAGAAGGATTAATGTCACGTCCTACTGTCGAGGTTTGCCAAGTAATGTACTCGTTTACTGCAAGCTCAACATCACGTTGAATAGTTACTGCTCTACCCGCATCAGATTTTGCGATGTAGTAGGTCATATTCACGTTGTAGTCCTTAAATAGTGGAGTTTCTACACTCACTTTATCGGTAAGTGGTCTCACGTATTTGTGGCTTACGCTTTCTAGAATCTTTCCTTTTAACTCTTCATCGGGCAGCTTACCTCCTTGAAGGATTGGGTATAATTGCACCTTTCCCTCGCCTGGGCTAACCACGGTAACCGACTCAATGAGCGGTGACGTTTTCTTCACGTGAAATTGGTATGCCCCTTCTGATCCTGCACAAGAGAAACTTTCCGGAGCCTCATGGATGCGCTCTCGGAAATGGTCGTCCGCTTCCACATTAGCGCCACCTTCTGTAATAGTCGTATTCCTTACACTCGCCACAAATGGAAGTGGGTCTACTAACGTTTTGATTATGCCGATTTGATAGCCATTGCCCACCTCTCCGAATGATTCGCACTCCGCTTTGATTGTAACACTCGTCTTCCCCGCTGGTACTAGAGTATTTTCAACCGTTGAGAATACCACATTATCGCCAGCAGTGAACCGTGTTCCAATTGGGATAATCACGTTACCGTCGCGAACGGCGGAAAGCTGTATTTCCATTGTGGTTACTGCCTTAGAACTTGGCAACCGCTCAACACCTAATGCGATACCGATGTGGTCAAGGTTCGCCTCCGTCGCATAGGCGAGCAAGTTCTGCTTAGCGGACTCATTGATTGCATTGAGCAACAAAATCACCGCATTAGCAATGACTAGAATAAATAGGCGGATAGGGTCTGCCCTGGATAAGCTTCTCCCTGTTGTCGCTGTATACAAGGCAAGCAGTTTTGCCTCAACTACTTCTTTGTTCGCATCTACGAACTCAATGTTTGGTAAGTCTGTTACCTTCATCGACTCCCCTCCTTAATTCTAATCGTCGCCACTATCTCAGCTTTACCTTCTGCATTCGATGTAATATCTATCTCGCGCAATGAAACGCGAGGTTCATACTTTCGGATATTGTCCAAGATATCGCTGTACACCCTCGCCCTAAATCGAGGTGATAGCGGTGTATCAATAATACTGGCATCGATGCCAAACTCTCTATCCAATGGTACCGTGAATTTCGTAGTTCGCAAAATACAAAGTACGTTCTGCACGATTTCATCAATTTCAGTTTTAGGCGCAAAGTCGATAGGCTTGACTTCACTCCCTGTACTAATTTGAAGTTCCACCGCTATCACCTCCTACTTCCTCAACTGTTTCCACATATTCCTGCAGCGAAAGACTTACATCGACCGATATGATTTCACCTTTCCTATCAAAGTACTTGACCGCTTCGCCAAGAGATGCAATTATCCATTTGTGCTCCGACACTGGCCTACCGCCAAGGAATAGATTAAACACGACGCCAGTATCTCGCATCTCCCGTAGACTTTCAAGCTCGCGTAAAGGGTTAAGCCCTAAGCCCTTAGATAATTTGATGGTAAACTCTATCGTCTCCAATGGGGGCGCAATAAACTCTACCCTTGACTTTCCGCCAATAATATCATGAGTACCCAATCTTGTATCGCCTTTGCGACTGTAATCAAAGAACGTCCTAACTTGCCGTGAGGACGTTGTAAAGGGGATGTCCCCCATATAACCAATATCTGCCATTTCATCCTCCTACAAATACATTAGAACTACCTTGCGCCACGGATCCCCCACAACTTACTGGGTCACCAATCCGTCCTGCGGGCTTACCGTTGATGAATACGGAACTACTGCCACTGGCAATCGTGCCTGTGTGCGGACTATGTACGGGGCAACTATGTGGCACGTAGGCATCGCCTACCCTGCCTGCGCCTTTACCGTTCACAAGCACGTTAGGACTTGCACTAGCTAAGGCAGTAGGCGGGCATGCATCGTGCCCTGTATCCAAATCGCCTAATCTCGTTTGATTCATTCGCTCACCTCTAATTCAACCGAATTTCAGCGCCTGTGATGGTTACAACACCAGTGGCATGAATCGTAAGATTACCGTTGCTTCGGTCATGCTCAACGTAGGAGCCATCGCCAAAATCTATACGACGGATACCGTCGCCGGTCTTCACCGGCGCATCCTGCGTTGAAAAGTGCGATCCTAGGACGTAGCCCTCATTCACACCTTTGCCATTACTATTAGGCAAAAATAAACAGACCACCTGCTCGCCTATATCAGGGAGCCAATAGTCTTTCGCTTGTTGGCTCCCTCGGTTAAGCACGGGCAGTTCAGCACTAACAAGGTTCTCCTTGCCATCGAACACTACCCTCACAGTCATAGTTGACGGATTCTTGGAAGATACAACGCCAAGCCGTATTAAATTCTTAACTACATTACTGTCCATTAGTATTCCTCCAAGCATCGTCTAATATCTACACCACATGAGTAAGCCCCCGAAATGTTATGACCTACTTTCGTGAGGATGTATTTCCCATCGAAGTATCCGAACCCCTCAACTTGGCATGTAACACCTGCGGCAAGGTCAAAGTTACCACGTAGTGAAAGCGACGCCTTAACCTCGTCCTCGTTCTTCTTGCGCAGTTCCTTCTTGGCCACTTTCATCGCTTCCGTAGTATCCTTGACTTGCGTATGCACGATTAAGGTTTTGCCTATCTTCTTATTAGGGTCTGTGAAAGTCGCTTCAATGAGTGCCTTATCCTTGCCGTCTTTGTGCGACACTTTGCACTCTTTGTAAACGTCACGGATTGCCGTCGTAAAGGAGTAGTTCTCAAACTCTGTGATGAGTTTAGGACTTTCCCCTTCAGACTTACCCTCTTTCTTAGGTGGAACATATCCGTTCTTCCTAAATATCAACTTCACAGGCTGTGCCTCATATTTAACAGTGTCGAATATCACGATGCTATCATTGAATACCTTAACAGATAATCCGTTGTCACTACAGAGCTTGTGCAAGAATGCAAGGTCCGCCTCTTCAGACTGCTCCACGCGATCGAGTTGAATCGTTTCAGCTGTATCGTAGAAGAGTTTGACCTTCGCACCATCTGCGATGTCTTGCGCTACCTTCTTGAGATCTACCTTCTCCCAACTTCTCGAATGCTCTACACCTCGTAAGGTTGTAGCATTCGGTACGGATACGGCTTTAATCGTCACCTCATTAGGCGCGCTCTTAAGGTTCACTTCATCAATTTCAAATATACCGAGCTCAAGCGCTCGAACCTCTCCGTTCACACGCTCCCAACTAGTACTGATTAAACTGATATCGAGTGTAGCCCCTTTCTCCGGCATCCAATCAGATTGCCAAAGGCTTGCCCTATCCTCAAGCACGATACTCACGTCGTCTGCCACGCCGTCTAGTTCGTCGTTGTAGGAAAGGCTTTTGAGGTATTGTGAAATATCCTTCGATATATCCTTGCCATTGTATTTGATGAGGGTGTTAATCTTCGCAGCGTACTGTATCATCGTTTCCTCCACGGTGGCAAACGGTTAGGGCGAACCACTTCTACATCGGGGCAATTTAAAACAATATCGGAAGGAAAGACCCAAATGCCGTGATACTCTTTATTAGCAATCAATAAGGCGTTCATGTACCGTTCATGCCCGTAGACTTTACGAGCGATGCCGTCCCACATATCGCCTTGTACTGTTGTGTATTTACGCAAATGACTTCCTCCTTCCGTTATTTTGTAATTCCTCTAACATCGATTTTAGGCGCTCCATCTCCCCGCGCACTACTTGGCCAATCATATTAGCATCTCCATTGCCTTGCACTTCGATGGTAGGCGCAAACGTAACGTTCACCGCACCATTTGATGCGCCACCAGTCGTAGGGCTATCGCTAAACCGTTGCGCAAGGTTTGAGAATCCGCTAAGCCTACCGCTTTGATTCTCTCCATCTTGCACATTCATACCTAGCATTGCTCCTGTTTGTTTCCACAATGAAATAGCCCTTGCGCTACCATCAATAGGAATCGCAGCTTCTGGCGACTCTTCGGCAAATGTCGTAAGGAAGGCCCCTTGCTTGTAGATACCGCCCATCGCATTGGCTTCGATAGATTGACTTTCGCCATTGCCGGAGGCCTCCCCTTCTACCTTGGCCTTAATAGGTGCACTAAATATGCTTTTAATCCAGTCCCACTTACCAGCAAGCCAATCAATTACCGCTCCGAACTTGGCTTTTACGCCCTCAATAAATTCCTCAAGCGCTTGCCTTGGGTTCTCCCAAAGCGTTATGAACCACTGTTTCACCGTTTCCCAATTCTGCACTACCCAAATACCGGCAGCAATAAGCCAGCCAACTGGACCTGTCGCGAAAATAATAATAGCTGTCCCAGGACTTTCCCACATGCTTGCAAAGAAGGCTGAGATTTCATCCCAGTAGTTGTAGAGTACTACACCGATAGCAATTAGCGCAGCAATACCTGCGATGACAAGCCCTATCGGGTTTGCCGTCATCGCCGCATTCCAGGCCCATTGGGCAAGGGTCATCGTTCCCATCACTGCACGCCCTGCAATCATAGCTGCGTTGAATAAGCTTTGGGCGATTCTAAATGCAGTGACTGCTTGTTGTCCCGCGAATATTGCAACCTTGGCCACACTGACTACCGTCATGATTGTGGTAAACCCTAAAGCAATTCCATAAAGTGCCGCGCCAACGGCCGGATATTGCGTAACAA